TGTAAAACTAGAGGCAAAGAATATGACATTTACATTTGGCATTTATTAACTTTTTGCCAGATGATTAAAAAAGATTTCACAGCATCAAGAGATGCGTGGAGCTATCAAAAAAAGAAAGCTGCCTAATGGATAGCGCCGAAGCTAAAAATTCCATTGAGACCGCATTCACTTCAAAGATTGTTGAACTATTACTATCAGATAAGATTAATAAAGCCAAAGTTATAATGACTTCAATAGGGATGAAGAAGGATCTCCAGGATAAGATGATTAAGGAATACCAGGAGATAAAAAAAACAGCAACGACTCGCCAAAACAATAATCAAACTAAAGGATAATCATTATGGATGCGCTGCACATAAAGGAAAAGATTGCCAAATTCATAGTCGTTAATCGTTTACTGGCAGATATGACACAGACTAATATTGCCAAGAAATCAGTTCGAACATTTCAGCAGATTCAAAAATATGAAAATTGTACGAACAAGATTCCTTCGGATATTCTTTTGTTTATATGCGCTGCCTTTGGGTACGATATGCACTATTTATTGAATGGCAAGCCGGAAGATTTAATTAATAAGCTAGGAGTTCGGGACCAGATAAGATGCCGAACCAAGTTTATTGAGATTGAAGGTAAGATCAGACAACAACGAAGTGAACAAGACTATTACGATCGTTTACTGCCAAAGCTAGAAGCAGAAATGAATTATGTAGTAACTTATAGAGATCCTAAATAACACGCAAAAAAAAAGGGGAGCCTAACAAGCTCCCTTTTACTTATATTTCTTTTCCCAAATTTCTTTTTGAGTTAGATTTTTTTCATCTTCTTTTTGTTTTGTTTTGTGATCGATTGCGCCTTGATTAATAATCTCTACTAGAGCATAACGATAAACCTTTTCAGATTTTCCCCATTGAAAGTGAAGTAAAAATCTTGGCTCTATATACTGGGTAATATTTCTTGGATCAAATTTTGCTAAAGTCATTTAGCCTTTTATCTACTGACAGCTCTCACATTCGTTAGTATCATCTATAACCAATCCACCATTATTCTCATAAGTAGATTGTTCCGCTCTTTCCTGTTCTACTTCTCTATAACTTTTATCAGGATTGGCTTTAGCCAATTCGTGAATACTTTTTTTACAGGTGCATTTAATTCCACCACATTTTTTACAAGTTGCCATTGTTTTCCATCTGTCTTTTGTTTTCCTCTTTAGTGTAGCAGCTATGATGAGCCGGTTCTTTGGTAGCAAAGACAACGAATCTCATATCGTTGGTTACTTCCTTCTTGCAGTATAAGCAGAGACCAACAGTTCTAATGCTGAACTTCTGCTTTTTCCACAGCTTTTTCTTTACTGCCATTCTTCCACGAATTGTACCCTTTAATCCACTCTGCGTGCCTCGTAGACGCGGGTTTCTTCCATCTTTGATCCCACGCCCAGCAATTAATCTTACCGCTGTATGTCTCTATTAAACCCAGGATATAATCTATAATGTTATTAAACATTATTGTAACGGATTATCTGATTTTGTTTTTATTTCTTGAATAGTTAATTTTAAAAGCTCAAGTTCAGTTTTTAAAACTTCAATACCCGTAGTATTATTAGCAACGCCATCTTTAGCCTCGCCAATTTGCGCTGCTAATGGTGTTAGATCCGGTGCGGTTTGTTCAGATAAGGCATTAAGTTTTGTAGTGATTTCTCCATACTTAACAAAGCCACCCCCGATAGCCACGATAGCAGCTACCAATGCAGCGATCCCTGCAAGCTGGTCTTTAATATTAAATTTACTTGTTTCTTTAGCCATTCTTTAACTTCTCCAGTTTTAATAATAACCTTTGCTTCTTTATATTTATATCCCACAAGATTTGTTCCTTTATAACCAAAGGATCTTTTTCCTCGTAGCTTGCAAGAGTAACTTTATTATAAATATCCCTATTGTCTATAATAAAATTCTGGTCAATGTATATATCTTTTGGAAGATAAAACTTTAATTGAGCATAGGCATCCAATGATAACGCATCGCTTTGCATTGCATCTAACTTAATTAGATTTTTAACTTCAAGATTTTTAGCAGTATCTTTAACTACCTCATCAACTTTATCCATTACCGTTTCTAATTTAACAGTCTCGGTTTTATTTGATTTAGTTTTGGTAGTTGTTTTAACTACCTTCTTTTCTTCTTGTTTTTCTTCGGTTTGTTTTTCTTCTTTTTGTTCTTCTTCTTTTTCTTCATTTGTTTCCTCCTCTTTAGAAGTTGATTGTATAATTTGTTTTGCAATTACAGCCGGTTTCTTTTCTTCCTCAACTTTTTTTTGTTGTACCACAGCAGCGGTTGATGTGGAAGTTGTATTTGCTGCTTGGGAAGTAACGCTAGCCTGGGTTACTTTCGCTCCTGTTTTCTTTTCAAACTTTTTAATAGCCGCTTTAACTTGAACAACCTTGGTTGCTTTGGGTAAAGGGGTATTGGCAATCGTTTGAACTTGGGATGCTAAATTTTGAGTCTCTTCTATAACCTCTACGCTTACCGATTCTTCAATCTGCGTTGCATTAACAGCGCTGCTAACTTCTTGCAAAGCCGTTTGAGTCTCAACTTCCAGTACGACATTTTCATAAGTCATTGTTAAGGAAGCTCCTAACAGATTGGGTCCACCTAAACTTAATGGATTAGGATCATTATCAATTCCTGTCCAAGTCCAGTCAAAAGAACTAGATCCAGTTCCTGTATAAATAACCTGGTCAGTATATTTTAAAGCCTCGGAGTTATAGTAAGCATCCGTATTTCTAATCTGGTCCACAATAGATAAAACGGTTCCATTACTATCTAAAATTTTAACGGTTGTCTTAAAGGTATCTTGATCTCCACGTCTGTTTCCACATTCATTAGCGGATCCATCCCACTCGCAGTTTTGAATAATGGTTGTTGAGTTTAAAGTAATTCCATTATCCAGTTTATCCTGGGTAGTCGTATCAGTATTGGTGGTAATATTTAATAAGGAACCTGTTGCATTAACTGTACCTGTTCCGGTTACTTCTATTTCTTGACCTAAACAAGTTGAGTTACTGATGGTAAAGTCGTTACAACTCGATGAAACATTTGGAATATTATTATCTACCGACTGATAGTTAGATGCACTATCTCCATCGTTAGGTAGTAGATTACCTGTCGTTATCTCTTCTGCTGAAATCGTAAGGGTTAATATCATCGCAAAAAATATTGATACGATAAACCGCATAAGCCATCACTCCTATAAATATGATTAACCAAATCATTTAAGTTTTTCTATTTTAATTTTGTTTTTCTTTTTTGTTTCAAGATGCACGTACTTTTCATAAGTCGGCATTTGGTAATTATATTTATTAATAATCAAATCATAAGCATCTTTACCAATCTTACCTTCAACGGGACAATAAGTTTTTGCCATAAACATTGCTTCCCAAACTCTTTCGTCTGTGCAAAGTAAGCTGATAGCAGCAACCTTCATACCCATACCGCTTAAAGTTTTAGATAAAGCAATCAGTTCGCAGGTTTTATCTTGATAGCTTTTTCCTCCACTTATTCCAATACTAAAAGTTTGAACACCACCCGATAAAGCAATGGCACAATTATTAGAAGTATTAACTCCAGGAGAAGCTGCTGTTCCAGGAGCCGATTTTATATTAGAAGTATTGGTGCTTGTTGTGCTGCTACTTGATTCAGATCCAGATTCATAAGTTGTGGATCCTCCAGTATAGTTTCCCTCTATGGCGGTGTTACTTCCCGATACGTTAGTCTGTGTTGAGCCAGCTATTGCTTTACTGGAACATACCAATAGTATTAAAACCAATAATATATTTGCGTATTTCATTTTCCCTTTTTGTTTTTATCCACATAATTATTCTAAAATAATTTTCTTAATGTATTTAGATCCATCTTTATTGATGTGAACTTCAGCTTTAGACTTAATACATTTATATTCTATGTTATCGCTAATTTGTCTTGTTGCTTCACGTTTTCCTTTAAGGCACATAGACATAGAATCTTGAATACGATGTTCTTTAATTTCGTGATTAACAAACATAAGCAAAGCCACAACTGTTTCTATCATTAATGAGATCCGTTGGCTCTAATTTTATCTTTTAAATTTTCTATATCGTCTAAAGCCTTTTCTAACTGCTTACTTAAAAATTCTATATTAACTTTGTTCGTCATATTTTGTTCTTGATTCTTTTCTAATTTTTCGGTGGTCTTATAAAGATCCTCCAGGAGCATAAATTGTTCCTGGTCTGTGGGAAGCTGCTCACTTTTTTTTAAAAGATCTGCCTGGAATAATTCTCTTGATGTCTCTAGGCTCACTAGCCGAGCCGTGATCTCGGTATAGGCAAAAATTCCAAAAGCTACGGCAGCGCATATTGCCAAAAGATTTCTCATCGGCATACTTATTGCTGTGCTATCTGAAATTTTCATCTACCCTTGTCCCCTCGACAATTTTTTTTTAGGAACCCTTTTTGAATAACTCTTTGCGTGCCTGCCAGGTCGTTTACGTTGTGGTTTTTTTACGTGAACGTACCCATAACCTCTAGGCTTGTTCCTAGCCATTACTTCTTCTTAATTCCGCCATTCCTAAACACTTGTGTTCCCTTGATTCCAAATACGCTGGCTACTACAAGGATCCACAAATTTGTAAACCATTTTGGCAGATTCGAAAAATGTTCAAAGAATAAATTTATCTTTGTCATAGCCTCAACATCATTTGAAAACACTCCGTATGCCAGAACCAAAATTGGCAAAGTGAGAATCAATAAAACGATTTCGTCTTTATAGTCGTTCTGTCTTGCTTCTAATAATTTTCCCTGGTATTCGGTTTCCCCTCGCGCCATCTTTTCTGCTGTTAGTAAAGCAGCAGCAGACATCGCTTCTTTCTGTTTCTGTTTATTAGCATAGACTTTTGCGCCTGTGCTAATTGCCATTTTTGCTAATCCGAACCACATATTATTTATTACTATTTCTCATTACTTCTGCAAGATCTTCGCATCTTCCTGGCGTTTGTTTGTGCCAATTACTATCTAACATTTCATCGGCAGCCTTGTCAAAATTTGCAGATCTGATTCCTTCCCACATTCTTTTGAATTTCATCGTTCTAGGCTTGCCTAATTGAAAACACATTTCACAAATGACACCCCTGGCATCTTGATTTATTTCTTCCAATCCTTGAAGTAAGTCATCCGCAGATTGTAGAGCTTCGTTGAAATCCAAGTCGAAAAGCTCTTCCAAAGTTTCTTTAGGATATTGCTGACCTTCCACAAAATGATCGGTGGATAGTACCAGATGACCATAACCAATAGTAGATTTACCCAGACTATCGGCATACACAGTATCTCTAAAGCCTTCGTGTTTCTTGATTCGTTCCTTAACATCATCCATAAGTTATATATCCTTATCCGGGTCAAAATTAAAAATTTTAACACCTAGTTTTTTTTGTTCATCCGTTCTCCCTCTAGCAATACCATACCCATTAGACCGGTAGTTCCGAGTCTTGACATCGTAGGCGGTATATTCCCCTGTCTTTAAATCCAAGGTTAAGATGTCAATGGGTCCCTTTCCTCCCACCGGGGTAAAGACCACCAGGTTAGGATTCTTGGCAAATTTGGCTTGTGCTAGTAGTTCATTAGATATTCCTTTGGCAGCGGTAATCCGCTTACTCATTTTAAAAAATAAAAGAAAGAACCGACTAATCCTCCTAGGATCATCATAATAGTCGCCGCTCCCTTTCCTCTATTCATAAAACCTTTTAATTCCTTTATGTCTTTTCTCATTTCATCAATAGCTTTGAACAGAGTTTTCATCCGTTCAGCGCATATCTTTTCGTGATAGGATATTCTTATTCCGTTTCGATTAGCGATTACTTTTGTTGTTTTTTTTTTAGGTTTCATTAACTTTCCTGCAAGTGAATTTCATATAAACCCGGTGTTTGTTTATGAAATTACTGGGTAATAAATTATTATACTCAATGCCTTTGAGATAGCCTGCCGCTATACATTCTTGATAGGTGTTGTAAGTTTGTGAATATTGTATTGGTTCT